CCCCCCCGGTGGGGTCTTTCGGATAGGGAGGGCGGGGTAAGGGCGGGCTAGGCTTCGCATTCCGCGAGGCAGGAGGCGTAGCCCGCCAAGTCGATCGGCGTATCGGCAGATTTTGCCGGGCCGCGGTGGCGGGCGAGCTTGTCGATAATCATGATCTGCGCCCAGTCCGCCTCCGTCAGCGGCTCTTTCAGTTTGTCGGCTAGCAGCCCGTTCAACATCTGGACAGTTCTCGCGAAGTGTTCGCGAGGCGGGCCGTATGTTTCCCTGCGGCTGCGGACAACGTCGAGGGCCTCGACGAGCATCTTCTCGGCCGGGGTCTCGGCGGTTTGCATAAATGCCATCCCTTGCTCCTGGAGAGTCCGAACCATGCGGACGAGGTGAACGACGAACAAGGCTAACCGGCCAGACGTTCCCGTCCATGCTCCAGAAAAAACACGCGCCCGCTGCTCGGCCTCGACGAGCTCCTCGTCGGTGAGCCAGTGAATGTTCACGACGTCCGGACCGTTCCGTCTGAACTGATCCGCATATTCTCGACGCCGAACTCGCCGCCCTTGGAGATGTCGACCGTCGCGAACCCCCAGTTCCAACGGTTCACGCGGGCATACTCTGGATTCATGTCGCACAAGCAGCCCTGCGACCAGCAGAAAACCTCCTCGTGCCACAGGTTGCTCTCGGCGTGGCCGCTGGTGCGGTGGCCGTGGCCGACGAGGATCGTCGAGAGCGTCCGCAGGAAGGCCCCGCGGGCCATGTTGACGGGATTCGTCAGCCCCTTGGGTAGCTCGTGACCGTGGAGGATCGGCAGGCGGCCGGCCATGATCGGCCGCTGGTCCTCGACGAGGTCGATGTCGAGCTCGTCCAGTTTGAACCAGTTACGGAGGCCCATCTCCGGCTCGTCCGAGATCTCCGGGGCATGTTGCCAGAGCCAATGAATCCAGCGCTCCTCGTGATTCCCTAACTTGGCGACGATCGGGATCTTCGGGAATTCCTGCCGCAGCCAGCGGAGCAGCTGCCGCACCTGTCCGACCTCGCCCTTAAAGTTGCGCTGGCTGGGATCCTTGACCCATCGAGAGATCGCGTAGAAGTCGGCGAAGTCACCATTGAGCAGGAGGGCCGCCGGCTTGCGCCGCTTTAGGTACGCGACCGCGGCAGAGAGAGCGACATCGGAATGGTATGGAACATGGATGTCAGACAACACGCCGACGAGCCCCTCGACCTCGAGCTCGTAAGGCGTCCAGGGCTTCGCCTGGGAGGCGGGCATCTCGACGCCCTGGCCTGGGGCGCGGGCCGGGCGGGCCGCGAACCTGGAGCCGGGAGTGCTCTTGGCTATCGCCCCCTGCTGTCCCATCAGGTAGCGGATCCGACTGCGGGCTGATTCGACCGTGATCGCCCCGTTGGCCTTGTCGACCAGCTTCTTTGCGAGGCTCCGGGCCGGGGCGTCCGGGTAGCGCCGGACAATCGACCGGGCCATCTTCGCGATCTCGTCGAGGGGGGGCGGCATCCTTGCCTCCTTGTGGGATTAGTTACTCAGCCTTTAATGGTGGCCGAGGCCTCGCCCGGTTCAATCCGGCCGATGCCCAGCCACTCCCGCCCGATCGCGTTTAGCGTGGCCTGTCGCCCCTGGCAGCCGCAGTCCTTCACGCCGACCGCAGACGCCACGGCCTGCGCCCGCTCCTTCGTGATGCCGACGGCAGCCAGCCCATCGGCGACGAGGTCGCCCAGGCCGCGAGGGCCACGGCAGACGGCAGTAGGGGGCTTTGCGGCCGTCGAGCGGACGAACCGCCCGCAGACCGTGCAGCGGTAGCCATCGTCGGCAGGGGCGAACGTACAGGCGTTCATGAAATCGACGCCGTGATGTCGCCGCTGCCGAAATCCATAAACACTGCATATGGGTTGGGAGTGTAGGCAACGCAATACGTTCCGCAGGCGGAGTCGATCCCAAACGGGATGCCTCTCCCGGTAAACATCTTGTAAGACTTCTGGAGTAACGCGGATGGGCAATGGTCGGCAGTCACGCGGACGTAGACCTCCTCGCGGTATGAGTCGACTTCTTCGCATTCCCCGAATATCTCATCCGCATGTCCAAATCCATTCCCCAAGGCGATGCTCAGTTTCCAGCCGGTTCCGCTCATCTTGTATTCCTCGCCGCCATTCGTGACGGTCACGCCAGTGATCTGCCCAAACGTCGCAGACCCGACGGTCGCATCGACGGTAGCCGTCGCCGTTGCGTCTCTTCCGATGTTGCTGGTGATTGTCACAGTCGGAGTATCTACCTCGGCCGTGCCGGTCGAGGTAGATATGAAATATGCCCCGCCGCCGTACTCAACAACAACGGACGTAATCACGCCGGTCGATTTGAAATACTCGCCGCCCCAGCCGATCGACACTGACTCGATCACCCCGGTCGAGCGGTAATATGAACCGCCGCTGTAGATCGTCACGGCCGTGATCGCACCACTTCCGTTTACGGTGTCTACGATTGCGTATCCGCCGGACTCCTCGGTGTCGCCGGTCGCCAGCGCGATAGAATCACCAGCCGCGTAGCCGCTGCCGCCGCTGGTGATCGTCAGGCCGCTGACGGTCCAGCTCGTGCCGGAGGCCGTGAGCGTCACTGCAAGGACCGCCCCCGTCCCGGCGCTGGGGGCCGGAACCGACGCGGTTACGGTCGGCTCCTCGCGGCCGACGGCGATCGTCGCCGAGGCTCCGTAGACAGCCACGCCGTCAGTCACGGTGAACGTGACTTCTGATCCGTCGGTGTAGCCCGCGCCGCCGCTGGTGACGTTGACGGCCGAGACGCCCCAAACGTCGAGCCCATTCCAGTCTGTCGACTGCGTGAGTGTGACGGACAGGCTCGCGCCGCTCCCGGCGGATGCCGATGCAGTGACGGTAGGAGTCGTCCGGCCGGTGATCATGTACCCATAGGCAGGGTCTTGGGTCGTCGCCCCCGCCTCTGGCGTGAAGACGACAGACTCCGTTCCGGTGTATCCGGTGCCGCCGTTGGTAACTGCTACGGACGTAACTGCCCATGTGGCAGCTTCGCCGGTGCCGGTCTGCGTGAGAGTCGCCTCCAGGACTGCGCCGGTGCCAGTGCTCGCCGAGAGCGTAACCGCCATGTCCGGCTCCGTTCGCGTGAATATTTCGCGGGCGTAGCCCTCGCCGGGATTCGTGACCGTGATTGATGTGACAGCGCCGCCGCCTACGGTCGCCTCTGCTTCAGCACCGAAACTTCCCCAAGAAGGGCCAGATATGACTACGTTTGTCCCAAGGCCCGCCGGGGATATAGAGACTGTTACAAGCGCGTTTGGGTCAATGCCCCCCCCGCAATCAACAGTATTTACTTGCCCAGAAAAACCGCCTGCAATTGGAAATGCGGGGGAGTACCCCTGATACACGATTCCGCATCCCGGTTGACGGTCTAGAACAAAAGAAAAATCCTTGAGGATGAACCCATTCCAAGTCGAAGGCCCGACGGCGTTGCCTGTGCCGCGAAGCAGGCAAACATACGAGGCTTCGCATTGACCGTCGAACGGGTCTTCTGGAGGCTGGCCACCGCTTTGCGCTGACCACAGGAAGATCGGCCCGACTCCAGAAGTCGTTAGCGTGATGCTGTCCGGCAGATCGCAGGCAGAAATCGAACTGTCGCCGCATTCGCCGGACGCAATCGAGATCGTCCCGTTCGTCATGCAGCCCGTGACGTTCTCAGCTTCAAAGGTAAAGCCGTCGCAGGGTATCGGCGCGTCCTCATCGTCGGTGTTCGATTGCGTGGCAGACACAATGACAGTTGCGCCTCGGCTAATCTCTATCGTGTTCGATGTGCTTCCAATCGTAAGCGTTGCCGTGAGCGTCTGCCCCGCGTGCTCTGGGCAGACGGCGCAAGACTCGCCGAAATAAACGCAGGACGTATCGAGCCAGTATTCCCCGCCCTCCTCGACGGTCACCGCCGTTATAGCGCCGCTCGTTACCGTCACTGAGACTGTGGGCTTTCGGCACTCAATGAATCTGGTCGGTGTAAATGTCAGCGTCGGCGTATCGTAGCCGCTGCCGCCGCTGCTGATCGTGACGGCCGTAACGTAGTAGCTGCCGTCTGCACGGCGGGCGACATTTGTAATCGTCCCATTAGCCGTAACGCCTGGCTGTCCGAACGAAGCGCCAGAGCCGTTCGCGGTTTCGCCTTCGTCTGGACCGTCGGCGTCAACCGCCGTTACGCCCAGAAAATGATTGCGGCCGTTAGTTGGCGGCCGCTTTAAAACGAACGTTGTCCCGTCTAGGAACTTGCACTCGTTACAGTTCTCGGTCCCGTGATCAAATCCCGAAAACGTAGCCGTCAGGCAGGACGGAGAGCAGTAGGGGCAGGGCTTGCAACCGCAGCAACCACAGCCCGGAATAAACATTAGGAGCACTCCGCGGCGATCAGATACCAGGATCCGTTCCCGGCCTTCGCGATCATGCAAAACTTCCCGGAGGCGACCGCGGCGAACTTGTTGACTACGTCCTCGATCGTCTCGCCGGTCGTCTGGGTCTCGCTCGGAGGCGTCCCGCTCTCCCAGACGTTGAGGGTCGCCAGCGTCCCTTTCGCCCAGGCCGCGGTTGTCTTGCAGAGCCGGACGGGATCCGGGTCTTCCGAGGCGGTCCGCAGCGGATAGGCCTGGATGCTGCGATCGCCGCGCTCGTAGGCCGCCACGGCGCGGCCGATCCGCCGCATCGCGTCCGCGGTCGGCACGACGGCACGGTCTCCCTTGTTTGCCCGCTGTCTTGCCATTAGAGGACCGGAGGCGTATAGACCTCACCAAAGGGAGAGCTGAAGTCGACCGCCTCGTAGACCTCCTCGCCGTCGCCGCCGTTGATTACTTGCGGCGGAGATCCGGCCGGCAGCGCTACCCCGCCTGCAAGGGCGACCGGCTGCTTCACCGTCTTTTTATCTTGCCCGACGATCGCCTTCCGTTTGTCGCCACTGGCGGACGCGACCCCGTCCTCGCCGCATCGCTCCGCGAATCCAACGTCCCACGGCTTTAGATTCCAGGTTGTCCGGTCATAGGCAAACTCCCAGGTAACCTCCCAGAAGATCAAGGTCTCGAGCGCGTTGTTCACGCTCTGCAGTTGGAACGAGCAGCCGAGGCAGCGCCAGGTTTTCTCGGCCCCGCCGTTCCATGTCCCGCTGTTCACGGTGTCGGTGTAGGTCCGCTGCATGCTGACGACGGTCGAATGGCTGGCGTAATACTGGACCAGCGTTAGCCGCGGCTCCGAGATATCCATCTCGATGCCCTCGATCGGATCGCCTGCAGAGTTAACGATGAAGTCCCCGTCCGTCGTGACGGCCGGGACGGTCTTCGAGCTCGAGCTGCCGGACCAGATCGGCAGCTTCATAATTCCAGCAACGGTCCCGGGCTCTTCAGTCTCCGTGGAGTCATTGTTTGTCGGCGGGGCGTAATACTTTACGGAGACCGTGTAGACGAGGCCGGTGTCGTCGGATGCCTTCGTATCGAACTCGAGCGCCACGCATGAGGCGTCGTCCGGATGCGCGAGGAGCCACGCATTGCACGCCGCGTTTGTGATGTCGGGCAGGGGCGTCAGCGGGTCGTTTACGCGAACGACCCAGCCGCGGGTGTAGGTGTAGGTTTCCTGGTACTTGCCAGACTGTGAGCGTTCCTTCGCGATCTCCAGGCAATAAACGACGGCCATGCTTTAGGCTCCTGCTCCGGCTGCGAGGTCGACCGATTCGAGATCGAGCCCCATGTCTTCGGTGTTCCCTGCGATCCGCTCGAGGACGGAGAGCTGCTTCTCCTGGACGTCGTCGCCCGCGTCGCCCCGCATCAGGCGAAACATCTCGGCCACGCCCTCGCGGCTGCGGCTGTCGATCCCCTTGATCGCCTCGACCGCCTTCGTTGCGGTGAGGTCGACCGTTTGCGTGATGTTCACCGGCTCCGCGGTGTCGATCTGGTCGGCCGCGTTCCGGGCGCTGGCGATCGCCGCGTCGACCGTTTGCGTCAGCGGCCCGGCGATCGCCTGCCCCAGGCTGGTCGCGCCGGAGTCGTCGCCGAAGATTGCCGTATTAAAGCCGGTCGCGGCCGATTCGATGTTTTCGCCAATGCCGGAGAGGATCTCCGAACTGAAGGCGTCCATTCCTGCGAGGGCGACATCGAGGCCGGAGGTGTCGAACCCGAGGGCCTGCCCGATCTGCTGGGCCGCGTAGATCAGTCCCGTGACGGGTCCGGAGATCCCGACGATGATCATTCCGAAGGCCGCCTGCAGGCTGTCGCCAATCGCCCCGAAGAATGCCGCCACGCGGCTGCCGATCTCAAAGACGGAATTCCACTGGCCGCCGACCTGGGAGACATACTCCCATACGCTCGAGAGATTCTGTATCAGGTAGTCGCCGACCGTCGCCAGGAACCGCGCGCCGGTGAGGATGCCTTCGCCGATCGTCTGGCCGATGGTCGCCCCGCCGACGTTGCCGATCAAGTCCGAGAAGGCGGTCGTCACGCCCTGGATCGCCGGCGCGAGGTACGCGACGACTTGTTGGACGACTCCCTGTATTGCAGCCTGCGCCCGCGTGAATGAGTCGTTCATCTCCTCGACTTGCTGCCCTTGCATGTTGGTCAGCGTGAGCCCGAACCGCTCCGCCTCGGCTCGGGCCTTGGCGATGCCTTCGGCCCCGCCGGCAAACAGCGGCAGGAGTTGCATGCCCGCTTTGCCAAAGAGCTGGACGGCGGCCGCGGCCCGCTGGGCCTCCGTCGGCAGGGCGGCGATTGCGGAGGCGATCGCGTCGAACCTGTCGGCGGACGACATCCCGTTTAGCTGGTCGAGCGACAGGCCGAGCGTAGTAAAGGCCGCCTGGGCAGTCTTGGATCCGTTGACCGCCTTCACGAAGGCGACGTCCGCCTTCCCTGCCGCGTTGGCGATCGTATCCATCCCGACCCCGGCGAGGTCGCCGGCCAGGGCGAGGCCGGCAAACTCTCCGTATGTCATGCCGAGGCGGGCCGCTAGCTTCGACTGCGAGTCGATCACCTCGGCCGCCGCCTGCCCCATGCCGACGAGCGACCGGATCGCCTGACTCGCGCCGCTGGCGATCGACCCGAACAACTGCGCCCCGGAGATCGCCGTCAGCGTCGACAGTCCAGAGCGCAGACCCTTGACGTCGTTCTCGAGGGACTTCATCGACGACGAGGCCTTCGCCACGCCGGAGGTGAGGCCGCTCGTCGACGCGGTGAAGACCGCCCGGACTTTTCCGATTGTGCTCGCCATGCTCTACGTTCCTTCTCGCTGCCGCTGCAGCTGTTCCGCGAAGCCCGGGATCTTCGACAATTCGGCTAGCATCTCTTCCTCTGTCTGGGTCGGCCGGCCAGGGTCATAGGTCGGCAGAAACATCTCCTCCGCGTCCTCTCGAACCTTCGCGCCGTTACTGGCTGCGAGCGTCACCGCCAGCCGGGCCGTCCGCCGCCAGTCGTCCCCGAAGGGCATCACGCGGTAGACCGCCAGCCATCGTTTCAACTGCTCGACCGTGATCTCCTTTTTCCAGTTCTCGACATCCCAGATCCCCATCGCCAGAGCCAGCCGGTACAGGAAGAGATCGAGGGCTCCTGCCCGGCTTCTTAGTTTCCCTCGAGCTCTTTGACCTCGTCCTCGGTGATGAGCATGAGCTCGAGCCCGCGCGTCCAAATCCGATGGAGGGCCGCCGCGGACTTCTCGCCGAGGGCCGCGATCTCGGCCGGCGTGAAGAGCAGTTTCCCGCCCTCGTCGCAGAGGACCATCGACGCCAGCTTTGCCCGCCAGACGCTCTGCGGCTTCGTCGCATGCTGCTGGCAGTAGAGCTCCCAGGTGTCGCGGTCGTTCGCGGTCGGCCGCCGCAGGAGGACCGTGTCGTTCCACTCCGGGACCTCGAGGCGAATCGGCTCGCCGAGGTCTTTGATTTTAAGAATTGAATCCTTCGAGGTCAGCATGTCACACTCCAGAGAATTGGAAGGTCAGAGAGGTTTTCACGAGCTCGCCGACCTTGGCCTCGATCTCGAACGACATGAGGAACGCATCCCCGGAGAGCGACGAGCTGCCGCAGCTGACGGAGAGCGTTGACCGCATGCCGATGTCGTCGCGGCTGTAGGTCGCACCTCCCAATACACTGACGGTTACCGTCCCTGGTTCAATGCTGGTCACAGTGATTTCCCGCCGGACGCGGTAGTTATTTCCGGACCCGACGTAAACGCTGTCGACGTTGGTAACGTCATAGGTGCCGGCCGATCCGCCGGAAGCGCCGATAGAGAGAAGGCTCGCAATCGACCCCCCGAAGGAGACCGTCGAACCCTGCGCTGCTGCTGGCATGTGAGCCTCCCGGCCGGAGGCCTACACCGCAGGAATCGAGACGAACGTGGCCGTACCCTTGACGAGCTCGCCGACCGCGTACTCGATTTCCGACTCGGTGCACTTGAACTGCCCGCCCGCGTAGGTGATCGTCGAGCCGGCCTCCGGCGCTTCGGACGACAGGAACGAGCAGGTGATCGTTGACGTAACGCCGTCGACAGCGCCCGAACCAGAGTCCGGCAGGCCGGCGACATAGACGCGGTCCGAGCCGGCCGCGAGGTCGAGCGTCGAGGCGTCGAGCTTGTTCGACGAGCTGGTCGGGTCGACGCCGACCTTCTTGACCTTTACGTTTGTGAGGCCGGACGGAAGGCCCGTAAACGTGGTTCCCTGCGCTGGTGTTGCCATGCCTCTAGTTCCTTACGGTGCCGCTGGTGGTTCTTTGTAGACGTAGGTTGCCGTTCCTTTGATCATGTCGCCGACCGCGTACTCCGTCTCGACCTCCGAGCAGATCCAGCCGGTCGCGTCCGGGTCGTCGTTGACTTCCGGAGCCTCGCCAAAGAATGAGGCAGTAACGGTCTCCGTAATGCCGTCCGTTGCGCCAGCCCCGACGTCGACGAGCGGCGCGTCCTGGTAGACGCGGGCCGCGTCTGAGAGCGTGGTAACGTCGACCTTATTCGAGCTGCTCGAAGGGTCGGCGGCCGAGCTCTTGACCTTTACGTTTGTGCAGCCGGCCGGGAGGTCTGGGCCGGGCGACGGCATTCCTGAGAGCGGCATAACTTACTCCTGCCAGCGGATAGAGTAGACCTGTTGGGCGATGTAGGTCGGGACGTCTCGCCCGTCGAGGAAGACGGGATCGCCGTCCGACTCCTCGGCGAGATCGACCTCGTCGATTGTTGCGCCGTCCGAGACGCCGCTGAAGTCCATGAGCGCGGCGCGGACGAGGTCGGCCAGCTGCTTCGAGGCGAGGTAGCCGTCCGCCACCATCTCGACCGCGAACGTCCCGACCGGCGCTCCGACCGTGCCGTCGAGCGCCCGCTCCCGGGAGGTAGCCGTCCGGGCATACAGGACGTAGGGCGGCAGCTTCCCCTCCGGGGCCTTCAGCGGATAGGCCGGGCAGTCGGCCGCGTCCTCGATCGCACCAGACAGCCACGCTTCCGGGCTCGCCATGTCAGCCTCCATATCCTTTATTCTTGCCGCCGGCCACTTCGCTGGCAGCCTTCTCGAGGGCCTTCGCCATCTCGCCGGCCAGCTTTACGGAGACCTTCGGGCCGATCTCCGCCATCGACCGCTCGACCATCTTCCGCGGCTCGAGGCCCCGGCTTGTCCCAAACTCCAGCCAGATAGCCTTTCGGCTCTCAGTCCCGCCCTTGTAGCCGAGTGTGCCGATGACAAGGCCGTCCCGATTCCGGCCGATGTATTTCGACTTCGAGATGACGGACCGCCGCAGAGCGCCGCCGCGGATTTTCTTTAGCTTGCCGCTCCCGGCGGTGAACTGCCCGCGGGTGTTGCGGGTCGTCGCCGCCTTGACGGTCTTCGTCCCGCCCTTCGGCGTGTTCCTCTTTAGGATCGGGACGCCGTCCTTCAGCGCCTTTTTCATCGCCGCCCCGAGATGCTTTTTCGCAATGTGCCGCGGCAGCTCGGAGAACGCATTCATCAGCGCGCCGATGTCGTCCTCCATGCCCTTCCAGTTTAGGGAGATCATGTGGCCTGCTCCTCGACCGTGAGCTCGTGCTCCTCGCGGTGGCCGCGTTCGACGACGCTCGAGACGTAGAGGATTCGATCGCCACGCGAGACCCAGCGGAGGCGATGCTGCCCGGTCAGTCCGGGGAAGTAGCGGATCCGGACGGTCGCCGAGACGCTGCCGCCGATCTGTCCGCGGCGGTCCTGCTCGATGTAGGAGAGGGCCTCGTATGCCCCGTATCGGCGGCCGATCTCGTCCCATGTCTGGACGCTCTCGCCGACCTCGTTGCGGGTCTCGGTGGGCTCCTCGATCGCGAAGACCTCGCGGAGCAGTCCGGCGGGTAGCGGCATCACCAGCTCCCGTTTACGGATTCGCTGGCGAGCAGGACCTCGACGCCCATCGGCAGCTCGCCGACCGCCTCGGTCGTCGCCGCCTCGCGGTGGGCGTAGAGATGGCCGACGATCAAGAGGAGGGCCGACCGCAGCTGCGGGGCGATCAGGCCGCCGGGGGCGACGCCAGACCAGTAGGTGACGGAGACCTCGCCGGTCGGCCGCTCGTCGAGCTCGAGCTCCGCAGGCGTGGCGTCCTGGTCGAGCTCGTAGTCGCCGGCCGCGAGGGCCTCGCCGTCGATGGAGACTGCGATCGGATAGGATCCGGCGACGAGGACCGGGGGATTCGGCAGCTCGAGGAACATCGTCCCCGCCGGCCACTTCGCCCGGTACTGGGTCGCGATCAGGGAAATCCCGAGACGCCGCTCGATCAGCCGGCGGGCGGTCGCGATCAGGCCGGAGATCAGGGCGTCGTCTTCCTCCTGCTCGGCCATGATCCGGAGATGGGCTTTCGCCTCGGACAGGCTGACAGGCTCGACGGCTGGCGGAGTAAGGAGGCGGACCGTTCTCGGCTTCATCGTCGCCTCCCTATCGTGTCTCTACCATCCTGGCCGTCGCACTGACGGCCCGCTCCGGCGTGTCGACCAGGAGCGACCGCTGCCCATCGAGGACGGCCGTCCCGTTTCCGATGAGAATCGCCGCGAGGCCCGGCGTCGCCTTTATGACTTCGCCGAGGCGGTAGCCGCGGTAGGTCTTCAAAAGGCGGAGTGTTTGCATATTGAAACGGGTTGCCCCGGGGCAGCATCCATGCCGCCCCGGGGCTGTTCCGTTGTCCTAATCTCAGTCGTCGACGACGAGCTTCGCCACGAAGCTGGCGTCGTGGTTGGCGATGCCCACTCGCTGGGTCCCGCGGAAGAGGACGCCGTCCTTCGCAAAGGCGGCATGCTCCGACGCTGCGACCTGGAGGCCGTTAGCCTTGTAGGCCACGGCGGTTGACATCGAGAAGTCACCGTAGACAGCCAGCGTCCCGGCCGGGAGGCCGAGGCACTTGTAGACCGGGCTGCCCATCACAACCGGGAGAACCCGGTCGCCGATCGTCGTCGACTGGGTCACGACTGAGGCCTTCATGATGTGAGCCCAGCCGGCCGAGCTGACGACCCAGGCGGTGTTCATCGCCCGGGCGTCGACCTTGCCGACCAGCTCCGCGAGATCCACTGCGTCGTTGTCGACGCCCTGGGTCACGGTGTTGCCGGCGGCGATCTCGGAGACGAGACCGTCGATTCCCTTGCCAACGTCGCCCTGCAGCCAGACCGTGTCGATCTTCTTCGCGATCGCGAGGCCGAAGCGATTCGCCACGGTCTGCGCGAGGTTCACGACTGCGGCCGAGTCGTTCACCAGCTCGTTAGAGATCTCGATCGTCCGGCCCATCTTGTGGAGCAGAATCTCGACCTTGTCGGTCGTCATCTCGTCGCCCGTGATGGTGTCGAGCTCGTCGAACCATTCGGCCTCGATCTCGCCGATCTTCGGGACGACGATCGAATTCGAGCTCGTCTGGTAGCCGCTGGCGACCTGGAGGCCGACGGAGGCGTAGCCCAGGACGTCAATGAATCCGGCGTACAGTTCCGAGCTCACCAGCTCCGAACCCTTGGCGTCGAAGTCGGGGCTCGATTGACCCATCGACCGATGTTCGCCGCGGGCGAGAGCCTGCAGGAACCGGCCCGCGTTGGCGGCAGCGTCCACGCTGCCGAAGCCGCGGAGGTTGTGCTGCTTGCCCGGCATCACATGGATCGCCGGCCCCTTACGCTTCTCGGCCTTCTCGACGTCCGTCCGGCTGTCGGTCGAGCTGGCGACCGCAGAGCGGAGGCTTTCGACTGCTGCAGCCTGGCGGGCCTCGAGCTCGTGCTGCTTCTTCAGCTCGACGGCGAGCTCTTCGGCGCGGGCGGTCGCCTGCAGGGTGTTGCCCTCGATTGTCCGCGCTTCAGCCTCATCGGCCGGAACCAAAAGGTTCAGGGAATCGAGCTCGGCCGTCACCTTTGCGGCCTCGTCCTGCAGCTTGCGGCGAGCGATAGACATCGTAGGAACCTCATATGTGAGAAAGTTTGAACTGCCCGCGAGACTACGGTCGACGGCCTGCGCCGCTGAAGTTGGGCGTACTACGCTAGGACGCTTTCCGACAGGTTCCGTCGGGGCATCCCTTCCCGCCCTTACACTTGCAGGACTGAGGGCAGGGGCAGGGCGTCCGGTGGCCGTCGCCGTGCGTGATGAAGCCGGCCCCCTTGCACTCGCCGCAGCACTTGCCCGGCAGCGGAGCCGGGGCCGGAGCCGGGCCGCTGTCGATCACGAGCGACGCCCGCGCCGCAGCCACGGCCGCCGCCGCCTTCGGGGCCTCGAGGCGGGTCGCCTGCGGATCAGACGACAGCCAGACGAGAACGGAGATAATCCAGCGCCAGAGCATTACCAGCCCTTTCCATGATCGACCACTTGATAGCCGTCGTCTCCGACCGGCGGAGCATGGACGAGATGCCGATCCGCCTGGGCCGCCGGGGGCTGCTCGGCGACCAGGGCGATCCAGAGCAGCGACTTCGCGGCCCGGGCGATCCAGCGGAGGACCGGCCGCTCCGGGGCCGGTGGGCCGGGCGGGCTCGAGGAGCCAGAGAACCAGTAGCCGACCGCGAATGCGGCGACCAAAACGTAGAGCGTCTTTCGGTCGAAAGTCATCGGTCCTGCTCCTTCATCGTCAACGTCTCCACGGGGGGCGGGGCAAACCAATTGCCGTTATGTAGGTCGCGCCACTTGAAGCCTGTCTCCACTGATCCAATCGCGTAGGAGTCGCCCTGGGCGAGGATCCGCTCCGCGTCCGATCTCGAGATCCAGAAGGAGCCGTCCGGCTGGTCCGGTGGGAATTTCCCACCCGCGACGTAGTTGCCCCAGCTGTTGAGGACCAGCGCCCCGTCCCGCGGGCGTGACGTCCCCGGCGGGGCATTCTTGGCAAACCTCGTCGAGAGGATGCTCATCTGGTGCATCCATGTACCAGAGGCGGCGCAGAATCCGTCGGCGTCGCGCGGGCCGCTGTTGAATCCCACCGAGCTGGCGATCGTCACCGGGAAACCGGAGCCGATCGCGGCGACCAGCTCCTCCCAGGTGCGGACCGCGACCACATGCCGGCAGGGGTGACGCTTGGCGACCTTGTCGAGCCGGCCCGCGTCGCCCTGCCCGCCGTTGCCGTAGGCCCCGTAGGCCTTCGCCCGGTCGGCAGAGTAGGTCGTGAGGTCGACCGTTTCGTATTGCTGGCGATAGACGACGCCCCAATCGCGGAGCCACTTCGCCGCGCCCCAGCCGGTCGCGCCGTCGCTCCATCCGCCGACGGGCGAGGTCCCGTCTCCGGACTTGCCGCGGCTCTCTACGCGGGCTCCGCCGTAGATGCTTTCAGTCGCCGGCATGAGCGGAGGCTCGGCCGCCTGCCCCAGTTCCCACGAGACGCTTTCCGCACAATAGACGGCATGAGCAGCGCCCCAGGCAATACAGTCGCCGATCCCCTGCCGGCCGACGACGAACGGCTTTCCGTATCTCGCCCGGTGGGCCTTGTCCATCGAGCGGAAAAGGAACGTATCGACCTCGACGCTTTTCCGCATGGCCTCGGCCCCGGCGTCGCGGAAGAGCGGCTGCGGCAGTTCCGCCAGGAAGTCGGCCACGCCCTGCGGGTCTGGCTGGTAGCCGAACCGTTCCCCGACCACTTGGGTAGCGGCGGGGCGGGTGAACCACTCGAGCGCAAGAAGGAACGCGACGCCCAGGAGCAGGGCGGCAGCGACGATCCTCGCCGGGTGCCGGTCAGCGTGAAGCATCGGCGGCAGCCCTCGAGACGTCACGATAGGCGGCGATCCATCTCGCCCGCTGCTCCGGAGAGACCGGGCCGCCGGAGGTGCCGGCGTGTTGGTCGAGATAGGCCTTGATCGCGTCGCGGGCTCGCGGATGCTTCTCGCCCAGGCTCGCGCCCCGGCAGAGCAGGAGGCGGGCGCGGACCCGCAGCTCGTCGAACGAGACGCCCGTCTTCAGAAACGGCTCCGGCTGCATTCCGTCCCACTCGATCTCCCCGGCCAGCTCCTCGAGGAGGGCGGCAGTCGTCGCGGCATCGGCGGCCGCGTCGGGGCCGACGAACGTCCCGGCCAGCGTGAATTCCTCCGGGGCCGGCGGGGCCGGGGTCGGGGCATCCTGCCGGCCGGACGACCAGGAGACGAGGGCCGCAGCCACCAGCGCGGCTGCGGCGATGTGCCGGCCGTCGACCTTCTGGATGTCGAAGGCCTTCGCATGCTCGAGGATCCACGGCCACGCCAGCGCCACGGCGGCGGCGACGATCAGGAGAACGGCTAGCATTAAGCGACCCTCACCAGCGGCAGGAGTCCTTCGACGGCCCCGCTCGCCAGGGCGAGGACCAGAGACCGGACAGTCGGACGGACGAGCATATAGAGCGGGTAGACGTTCAGCGGGACCGCCTTGTCGGCGACCGTGTCGAAGAGGGCGGCGACCGCCTCGAGGGCGATCTCCTTCTTCTCGGCCCCGGACAGCGTCGACACTTGCTCGAGCGTGGCGATCGACAGCCGCAGGAGCGCGACCGTCAGCTCGCCGAACTCGCCCCATGTGATGCCGTCGCGGCTGGCCTCGCGGGCCGCCGCGATGAAGACCGTCACCCTTTCGGCGATCGTGAAATAGTGGGCGGCCGATTTTGTTGGAACGTCAGAGATCATTTTCCCCTCCTCCAGATTTGTTCCGCCGGGACGAACCGCCGCTCCCGCGCACTGCAGCTAATGCAGGCGAGGTACTGAAGCTGCTCCCGGCCGACGGATCGCGACGAGGCGACCCGCATCCGGGCGGAGCAGCGCTTGCACTTAGGGGCGGAGACCATTCGCGTAGATCCTCAGTCGTGCCGCGGCCGCTGCCGCCTGGACTTTCGGCGAGACGGCGGCGATACGCTTCTCGGCCGCCTGCTCCTGGACGTCGCGGATCTCGGTCGCGCTCAGGTTCTCTTGACGCCACTTGTCGAGAGACCGGACGGCTACGCTCGTGGCGCTGCCGTAGGCGGCATGCGTGACTACGGAGACGTCATAGAGCCCAGAGAATTCGGTGATCGTCCGCGTGGTGTTGCCCTTGTCGTCCTGCTCCCACTTCTCGCCTTTTGCCGGATCCACGGTGAACGCGAAGGAACTTCCGAAAAGGTCACGACGACGGATCAGGGTAAGGACGTCCCGGCCGAGTTGGGTATCCGGCGGGTCGACCTCGTATCCGAGGCCGCGGTCGTCGGTCGACAGCCGCAGCGTCCCGGCCGAGGTCCGGCCGAGCGGCTGGCCTTCATGGTCGAAGAAGGCGACGACGTCGAGCTTCCGCTTCGAGAGGACGCGGTCGAAGGCCCCCGGCTGAATGATCTCCCGGAACCCTCCGAGGTCGAGCGAGAACTTCGAGTAGGCGGCGGCGAGGCCGCGGATCTTCGGAGTCTCCGCCTCCCGCTCCTCGACGACCAGGCCGTCGGCGACATCGTCGGCGATCGCCAGGAATCTACGCTCCAGATCCATCGGTGCCTCCTTGCGGTTGCTGCGGCAGTTCCTTTGCCCCGTCTGCTATCTGCTTTGCCAGGGCCTCGGAGATCGTCGGGAATGCGGAGGTGATAATCGCGACCGCCGCCGTCGGGTCGATCGCCCCGGCGGAGATCTGGGCGAGCACATCGAGCAGGGCCGTAACCTGCGCGCCGTTCAATGCAGTCGAGGCCAGTCCGGCTGCGGAGTCGGCGGCGGGCGTCAGCGGATCGGCCGGGGCCGCGTCGGCTGCCGGCTCGTCGGCCGGGGCGTCCGCCGGAATGTCGTTCGCGCCCAGCGGCGCGAAACCGAGCTGCATGTAGGTTTTGTTCGCGGCCTCGTCGTCGAGGATCTCGAGGTCTTCGAGGGCGCGGATCTCGTTGGGCTTGATCGAGCCCATGTTGAAGAGGCTCTGATACAGGGCGGCGCGGGCTGCCGTGTCGCCCCGCAGGAGTCCGCGGTTGTCGAGCTTGCAGTAGACCTCGTCTCCGTAGGTCGACAGGATCGAGCGGTCGATCGCCCCCTCCATCCGGCGCTGCCAGGGCAGGAGGGTAAATACCTGGGCCGATAGGAATTCCTGCTCGACGTTGGAATACTTCGCCATTGCCGCATCGCCGATCAGTGTCGACGGGATGCCGAACGCGCGGGCGATCTCGCCCACGATCGACTGCCGCAGCTCCATAAACTGGGCCGCCTCCCGGCTGGATCCCTCGAGGACGCGGGCCGTGGTCTTCTTCGGAAGGATCGCGGTCTGCCCCTTATTGCGGACCCCGCCGTACATCTCGCGCCACTGCTGCCGCAGCTGGGCGACCGCCGCGTCGGGGATCGCCTCCGTCGTCTCGAGCACTACGTCCGGCCGGGCCGAGTTGTCCCAGTAGGCGGCGGCCGCGATGTCGAGCTTCCGGGCCAGCGTGACGGCCGTCCCGCAGAGCTCGGCCGGAACGAGCCCTGAGTAGCCGTTATCGGACAGCCAGCGGAAATGCAGGATCTCCGACTGCTGGAAGGTGCGAGTCCCGTCCGGACCCCAGTAGTCATACACGAGCGACACTGGCCGGCCGTCTCGGTCTGAGAGTAGCCGCTCCTTCATCCTCGACGGATGGATCGGGATAAGTTGGGTTGCGAAGCCGCGCTCCCCGGGGAGGATCCTCGAATAGCCGGAACCCCACAGGGCCGTATGGTGGGCCATCTGCTCCAGCCATTCGTATTGCGACTGCCAGAAGTTGGGGCTCTTGGAGAGCGTCTTGTGGACGCCGAGATCCCGGGCTTCCTGCCGGCGGCCGTTGCCCATGTTCCGCATTATGTGGATCGGGCAGCTCGCGAGACTCTGGGCGATGAACCGGACGCATGCCAGGATCGCCGTTACCCGGATCGCCGTCTGGGCAGAGATCGCGTCCGGCGATTCGACGAGCCAGCTCCCGCCGAGATCCACCGAGCGCATGGCGTAGGTGTTTTGGGCGGCGGCCTTGCGGGGCCTGGGCGTCGATCGCGTCGGGCGTTTGGTGGCGGACGGCTTGCGGGTCATATCTTGATTAGGTTCCAGTTGTCCGCGCCGGTCTCGTCTGATGTGCTCGCCAGGACTAGGCCGTTCACGAGGGCGACGATCGGGTCGATCTTCTCTGAGCTCTTCACCTTGTCCGGCTTGATTGACCCGGTCGAATCGCTGTAGACGCAAACATGATTAGCGGCCCAGGCTGCCACGGGGTCTCCGCCCGTCCGGAGCTTCCCTTCGACGACCAGCGCCTCGAGCAGCTTCGACGCCGAATTCAGAGTCCCTGTTTTCTGAGAGATAGACTGGACTTCGAGATCGTGCCGCTGAAGTAGGGTCGCGAGGGAGCCCACGTTCCACGGGTCAGCGCCCACGCTTACGATCCGGTGCCGCTCGGAAAACTCCACGATGTCGCGGGCGACCGCCTCATGGTCGAGGCGAGCCCCGTCGGTGACGGTGACGTAGCCTTGCTTGATCCATTGGGAGTATGGGATCCCTTCCCGCTCGCGGTCGGGGATCGTCGCCTCCGGGACCCAATACTTCCACTGCGCGAAGTAGGTCCCGTCGCGCTCCTTAAAGACGAACGCGGCGGCCGTCATGTCGAGGTTGCTCGCCAAGTCGATGCCGACCCAGCAGGGCCGGCCCTCCGTCGGCTCGAGCGGCCCGGCATCGCAGGCGGCCCACTGGCCGGGATCTTTGAACCAGCGGTTGTCTCCCTGGACCCAGACGCCGAGCCGGTAGCGGGCGAACGCTGCCCACTTCCGCGGATTGGTGAGACTATCGGCGTAGTCGCTCGCGAAGTCCTTCTCTGAGATCGTGGTCCCGAGCGACGGATTCGCCTGCCGCCAGACGTTGGGATCGGAGTAGTCGCTGCCCTCCCGGGCCTCGTAGACGCGGCCGAAAAATGTCGGGTTAGCCTCCGGCGTTTTCTCCACGAGCTTCGCGTCTTGATACCACTGCCAGCCAATGCCGTTCCGGTTCTCGCCGGCCGTCGAGATCGCGACGACCAGCGGCGAGGCTCGCGCCGCCCCGGCGTAGGTGAGGGCCTGAACGAGGTCCGGCTTTCGGTGGGCGTGCAGCTCGTCGACGACGACGGCCGAGGCGTCGATACCTTCCGCCCGCCAGGAGTCGGCGGCGAGGCATGTATAGC